GGCTAGTGTGCATCTTAGACCTTGTGTAGTTGCACTAAGCCAGCACTAATAGTAACAGAAGTAAAGTTACCATAGATGATAGTACCTGCTCCAAACGATGTAAGGAGGTCAGCCGAATTGTCAACATTAGTAGCAGTCAGTGCCGAAAGAGTTGAGTCCTTCAAAAACTGGATAGCACCAAATGTACCAGCAGTTGCTCCATCTGCGGCATTAATTACTATTGAACCTGCGGAGCTAAACTCCAATGCGTTATTTCTTGAACTTGCCATAATTATTTATTGTATCACGTGAGTATAGTTATTATCGGGACTGCCGATTTACGTAAGTGGAGAACCGCTTGTTTACGGTGTTGTTATTAGATATTATATCAACCTTTTCAAGCTCAGACGCTAAGTATGATAAAGCAATTTGTTCTTCATTTATTGCTATTTCTTGCTTACCTTCTACCCTAAGAAAGTCAGCATATACAGCGTGAACTATAAAATTAAAGAACTCCCCTGGAACTTCTAAGCTTGAATCATAATATCCAGAAGTAATTGTATATGGAGTAAACTGTTGCTTATAAGTAACGAACGCCGAAGCGTCATTTGTATTCGTAATATTTAAAATGTTAGCACCGTCAAAGTCTACAAAGAAATCATACTCTATGGAAGAATCATTAACAAATGCTCTTTTGCGATGTATTCTATGAAAATCTCCAATGGTAGTTTTATTTGTTTCAGCGTAGGGAATAAGGTTTTTGGCAGCAACTAATAAAGCTTCTGAAGTTTGACTAGGTGTCCAAGTTTCTACGTCCTCAAGTTTGTCTTTTTTTATAGAATCTGCTTCAGTAAATAGTGTTGAACCAGCACTGGTAATATCTATTGTTCCATCGGAGTTTATTGAAAACCCAGCATCAAAAGTAACAACCCATGCATTACTACTATTTTTGTATATTAGATTTATAGGGGCGGCTGGATTTGAGTCCTCATAAACTTTAGTTCCAGCTATTCCTATATCTCCGTCATTAAGACCTATAAATTTATAGTTTCCATTAGCTCCGGAAACATTTCCAGTTGCTCCTGAAAGAACATATGAGATAATATTACGTTTCTCTGAAGTAATAAGATAGCGAGGCCATATAGCACTAGAATCGAAGGCTTGTTGAAATCTACGATTAATAAAGTGTCTTAGTTGATCTTGCTCCCCTGTTACAAGCTGACCACCAGTACCTACAAGTGCTGATATTCCCTTAAATAGTTCTCCATAAGTTCTAGTCTGCATTATATCTTATTAGGGCTTAGTTCGGGGAACTTTTTATTGTAGTATTTTAAAAATTCTTTAGAATGTACAGTCTCTTGACCGTACTTCTTTGTTAGTCGAAAAAACTCTCTTGCTGGTATTGTAGCTATTGGCTTTCCAAGTACTGGGTGAGTTTTTCCTTTTAGTTTATTTGCTTCTTTAGCTGCTTGTGCAACCCTCTTTTGTTCTGTCTGTTTTTCTAGGTTAAACCCAGTTTTGATCTCCTTCATAAAGGCTCGATCAATCTCTCCATCAGAGTATCGTTTTATATTGGGAACAATTATATCCATATTAAAAAGGCGGGGGGCTTGCGCCCCCCAACCAGAATTTAATTAGTTAAGGTCGCAGATTTCAAACTTTAGTTTGATTTCACCTGCGGTTAACTCATTGAGCGAATAAGGCGCATCGTTATCAGTATCAGGACTGAACAAGATGTCAATGGTGTCGGCAGCCGCATAGACTTTTCCGTTTTCATTGTCTAGTAATGCACCAGTATTAGCAACATATGAAATTTCAGTTGCATCAACGTGAATGTCAGCAGCAGTTAGATAACCATCTGCATCGTCTCCGTCTCCAACTGTAATTGTTAAGTCATCTCCAGAGCCACTGTCATTAAAGGCAGTGACTAATTTAGCTGATGCTTTAGTTACAAGTGATCCTGCGGGAATAGCATATGTGAATGTTTTAGTCGCACGATCTGCAAGAGTTCCAGCATTAGCTACTGAAAAATCCTCAAACGATATTGTAATTTCATCAGTAAAACCTTGAGAGTTTTCGTTTACGGTTAATTTTGGCATAGTATTATATCTCCTTGGTTAATTATGAAGGATCAACGATTTTACCATGAGCACCAGGGTGGTATACACCAAGTGTCAAAGCACAATCAACGAAACCACGCTCACCACCACCAAGATTAGGAAGACGAGTGCTTCCCATTGGTATTAATTCGTGGATACCATAGTACTCAGGGTTAACAAGGTAGCCCATCATTCCTGCTGTACCAGCTTGAGTTGGCATACAGTCTGGGTTACCGTTAACTATAGAAACTACACCATGATCGCTTTGATAGAGATCAACAGATAGTTTGATTTCACCGCTGTTACCATCGTAGTTTACAGAACGTACGTTGTCTGTAGCAGAAGCAGTTGTACGAGCGAAGTCACTGATGTCTGAACGAAGTGTGGTGTCAGCAATAAGCATAAGATTATTGGTTGAACCAGTAACTCCGAAGATTGAAGTAATTAAGCCGTTGAACTCGCTTTCGCTAAGAGTAGCACCAGCATCAACAACACTTGCAGCAGGTGTTTGGAAAGCAGCAGGAACATTACCAGAACCAGCAGCATTTTGAATCCAATCACCAAGACCACCAAGAGCATTGGCTGTGCCAGCACCGTTCTCAACAGCTTGAGTGTTAGCAGAAGCAAGAGTTGCCTCAATGTCGCGTTTTAGTTCGCGGATAGCTTTTGCTTCAGCTTGAGCTATCTTAGCAGGACCAACGGAATCAACAGCTTCTTGCATGTCGGATACCATGTAGTCACGGCGGAATTTTTGAACGCGGTTACCAAGCTTTGCACGGCCAGCGAACTGGTCTGTGAAGGCTGTGACATCAGCACCTTCGGATATACCAGCAGTGTTAGGAGCTGCAAGACTATCAACAGTCCACTCAACGAATGTTGAGGAGGCTTTCTTCTTGTCAGCAGAGGAAAGGATTGGAGTTTCTTCGGGAGCGAGGATGGTCAAAACATCAGTCAGGTCCTCACGATTAGAAACAGCCGATCCAGTATTTGTAGTATCAAATGTATTTGTAAATGACATTGTATATTAATTTATCGGTTTTGTAGTTGTAGAGTTCTGAGAGTTACAAAATCACTCTTGCTGCCTGTTTTGTTGAATTGATTTCTATATTCGTTTACTTTCTTGACCCTTGAGTTCAACTTCCGTTCTGATTGAGCACCCGAACCAGTTGGTTGTTTTGGTGGATTTAATCTAGCGGATTGTTTAGTTTCTGTAACTAGTTTGCGCCCATACATACTATTAGCAGCGTGAGCCATAATATATGTAAGCTGTGCTGAGATTTCAGGTGCAACTGCACTTTCTAGCTCGGCAAAGCGTGGATCATTTATCATAGCCTCATATTGCTTGCGAGTATCATTGTCTTCACCTTTTAGCCAGGACAATTCTTCTTGCGCTTTTTGTTCAAAAGCACCTTTGAGTTTTTGTCCTTGCTCTTTGGCTTGAAGAACATTTAGTTGAGCAGGAAGAAACTTATCTCGGCTTTTACGCGCGTTAAGTAAACTTTTACGAACATCTGCCTTGGTTAATTCCTTGCCCTCAACTTCAGTTACTACATCTTCGGGACCATAGCCATCTGCATTAAACAATACATCTTCAGCCCATTCAACGATATTATTAATTTCATCAGCTTTCTTCTGTATTCCCTCTATAGTATCAATGTTACCATAAGGGTTATTTTTAATTTGCTGATTTCCTTTAAGTGGATCATTAGAACTGGCTTCTAAGCTTGCACGTAGCTTTTGTAATTCCTCTTCAGCAGCTTTACGTTGTGCGGTTAGTTTTCCAAACCGTTCAACAGCCTTGCTTCCAAGCTTCTTACCAAGCTCACTAAGGTCATCCTCCGACATTTCATCGAGGTCAATCTGTGAAAGAACGTCTTCTGAAGATACTTCAGACTCTGCTTCAGTCTCAGAACTCTCGTCTGATTCCTCTACATCTTCTTCTGTCTCTTCTAATTCATCTGATGCAACTTCTGCTTCCTCCTCAACTTCTTCGGTTTCTTCCACCTCTTCCGTTGGTTCGGCTTCTTGGTTAGCACCTAAGCGGCGAGCGGCAAGCTCGGTCACTGATATGTTTGTTGCCACCGGTTTTTCTAACGACTCGGCGATGTCGCTTGAGTGATCTTCTGTCATAATTTTGTCCATCCGTATACGCTGGATGATTGCGATAGATTTATTGTAACACCCTATGCAAGTTGCTGGCTATGACGCTCACGAAGTGCGTCCCAGTTTACCATTTTCAGGATGTCATCGTAGGCTAGGATACGGCCACTCAGTTGCTGTATTCCTTCCGTTGAAGAGTTTGCCATGTCAGCAATAACTTCTTCACGCGCTATTTCAATAGAATAAATAAAACGAGCAAAAGCCTCGTAGTTAGCGAGAGTCTTAATATCTTCTTCCATAAATTATCTAGATGCAGAACGCATTAAGTTAACCATTCTTGGTCCACGAGACTTAACTTGTTTGTACCAGTTGCTGTTAACCATTTCATCGGCAGCTGTTTGATAGTCATTGTTCATCAAGCCAGCCTTCATCTTTTTAAATTTGTTAAGCTTAGTTAATCCCAAGTTAAACGCCATGTCAACTATTGCCATTCTAGCTGCTTCAGGGCGTTTAGCTAAATTAGGGTCAAACTTTTGAGCATCACTAAATGCTTGCCTTAAACTGTGGTTATAAAGAATTTTTGTTTCTCTATCTGATAACTCTCTGCCATCAAACAATTCGTTTATGTCAATCCCTTGTTCTTCTAGAAATCTACGGTTACCTGCATCTTCAAGATTAAAGCCAATGCCTATTGTTCGATTACCTCTGCTGTCCTCATAAACCCTTGCCTTGTTTCCCTCGTTTAACTTCAGCATATTAAAGTAGTTCTCAGCGCGCTGCTCTTGAACTCTTTGATTTGCAAACTGACTTGGTGTTTTATTATCTGCCATTGCGTTACAATTTAGGAATAGAAGACAAATGCTACATACCTTGAGTATTAACTTCGCCCATTTGAGCGGGGTCTGTACCAATTCTACCGATCTGAGCGTTCTGCATTTGTTGCATAGCAAACACATATTGTCCCTGATATTTCTCCACTCTAGCTCGGAATGTTTCATCTTCTTCTAGTCTTTGCTGTATGTCTGGCTGAGAAATATATTGTTGTATAATCTGTAGTGCAATTTCACCGCCATTAGGACGAGCTGGCATTTCAATGCCTGCAAAGATCTTTGTCAAGTCATCCATAACTTGTTTTACTATTTGCTCTCTGGCTTCATTAGATTGCTGAAGAACAGCGTCAGCAAGCACGGGATCAATGCTACTAGCGGCAACCTCAAGCAGTTTATCAATATTAATTCTTCCGTTCCTGTCTAGTTGAGTTAACGAAACCAATTGATTTAATTTATTTTCTTGAGCTTCTGGGTCAGAATTAAGAACATCGTAATTAATTAATATATCAAAGTTTTCATTGGGATCTCCCTTCTCAAACATTTGAGGATCTGGAACACCAGTAACTCTGAAAAATATACTATCTGGTCCAAACCTTTGGAAGCAACGATATGCCAACTTTAAAACATCAGCGCAGTGAGCTAAGAACTTGTCTACTAAGAACTGCCTACGCATTTGACTCATTGGATCTTGGTAATCTAAGCCAACCATTGCGTTAGCTTGTCTTTCCATGGTTTTTTCCATTTCTAAAGAACCCTGATTAAAGTTTGGAGTAGGACCAAACTCAAACTCGCCTTTTCTACGATATGGTATGTACCTACCTGGTCCCCAGTCTTTAGGTGCATTGCCCACAGGGTGCATAATAGGAGGAAGAGTAGCTAGACTATTTCGATCAATACGAGAGTCACGCTCTACCTTTATTTGCTGTTGAATGCCGCGTAATACATCAGGAATGGTTTGCGTATCATACAGACGTTTGCTATCCTCTGAGAGCTTTGTAACTACCACTGGGTAGTCTTCATAGCCATTCATAAGACTAAACTTAGCATAACTTGGTATGCCTAGTCCCTCATTGCCGTCAAAGTCTTTGTGTATTACAGTTTCGTAAATGCCTTCAGCTCCATCCTCTGGATCAACTAAGCGTTGATAGCAGTGAACAACTTCAATTAATTCATCAGCTTCGTATGCAGAGTCTGTAAGACTTATAGAACGACGACCCTCTTGCTCGCGTTCGATAGAATCAATGTTTACTCCACGATAGTTTTCAATCATGTAGTCAACAAAATCTTCGTCCCATCCATCAGTAACAACCTTGTTTTCTAGTTCTTGTGCTGTGTAGTATGTACGCCAGAAACAGTATGGGGAGCGTTGGGGGTCTGTAACATAAGCTGGGAACATAAAGTCTCCGTCAGGGGCTAATGTCTTAACATCTGGAACATCAATTTGACGGCGCACTACCGGAAGCTCCGCAACTCCAGTCTTACGTATTTCTTTGAGTGCTCTCTTGGCTTTGCGGTCAGTTACACCGTCAAAAGTTGCTTTGATAAGCTGAACAATTTGATCATCATCATTGCCCTCTAAAATAATAGTAGCAAGCTCTGGAGACATTTGAGCAATTTGATTTATGTCTAGTTTTTGAAGAAAGCGACGATCTTCTCTGTGCCATCCAACGTAGGTTATTAATAAACCGCGCTCAAGCATATAGTTGGCTCCTAGCTCCATCTCTTGAGCAAAACGAGGAATGTAGCCACTAGACACCATCCATTTAAGAAAGTTAGATACTACCTTAGAACGCGCAATATCTCCCATCTCTACAGGAAAAGCTCTTACGTTAGCTCTCTTCATTGAAGAAATAAACAATGATACTAACTTAGTAACACGCTCATCGATAACGTGAGACTCCATATCGGCTGCACCTTCCCATGGAAAAGCATCAGAACCATGCTTACGCAAGTCGCGGCTTTTACCAGGCCACCAGTTCCGCCTGTCGTCATAGCTACAACGACATAAATCGAAATAAGAGTCTAGCTCATTTACGGTTTGATTGTACGCCTGGCGCAAGGCTTTGACCCCTGGTTCTTTTCCGACGTAAGTTAGTTCCTCTGAAATTGTATCGCTTAACATTGGTATGTATTAGTTTATCATATCTATCAAATCTTTTTAATCCAATGATAAGTTGTTATATTATTTTCATTGCGTTCTTCAAAATAAATCATCTTTCCAATCAACTGACCCTGCATTCTTTTTGTAATCTTTACGTTAACTTTGCAGAAACGCTCTCGGTGATGAACGGCAACATACATAGGATTTGGGCATTCTCTCAAAACCTTTCCCCTATATATTAATTTGTTTGGTTCTTTTTCTTCTTCGGGAGCTACATTAGGCATAGGTATGACATCATCTAATATCTCCTGACCTTTCTCGTTAATCCACGTCAAATGTTTTGCTCCTGTAATCATATCTTCTTCTAGGTGTTTAAACGCTAAGTCCATTGCTTCTTCAAAAGGAATCTCGCATTCCTTTGCTATTTGGTATAATCTTTTCTTTGCCATTAGTATCCCCCTTCGGATTTTCTTGTTGTATTCATAGAGGTGTTAGAAACGTAGTCTGGACCATACCCATCATTTGCCATACGCAAATAACGTAGAAGGTCAATCCAGTCCTTCAATGGTTCATCTACTTTTCCTTTATGCCCCCAGTTAATTAAACTTTGTATTAAATTTCCACATGATGAGTGTATCTTTAGGATTGGTCTGTTTGCGTCATCTACTTCTGCGTTTGGATTGTACAACATCCACTCATCTAATCCAGATAGTCCTGTCTCAATGTCTGCTCCGCTAGAAGGTATAAAGAACATCTCCTTAGAAGCAAAGCTCTCAAACAAATCTGTATTGTCTTCATTCTCTCTAGAAAAGAAACGGGAGTCACCTATGCGCTCAAACACTTCTACACCCAGATCACTTTCTATATCTTTAAACTCATCTATATATGCTTGAACATCATATCCTAGCTTCTTAGCTGCTGGACCAAACCTCCACTTTGGATCTCCAGACAATGCCCACTCCCCATAGCTGTCTCTGTCTGGCCATTCACGGAGAATGGTAACGAACCCCTGCTTGTCAACAGCAGCCCATATAGCTACATAGTTCCTAGCCCCAGCAGGGTCAACTACCTGGTACACTGTGTGTGTTTCTTTGCTTATAGCGGGTAGTTCGTCTGTTACGTGTACCTTAGTGCTAAAATATGGGAACAATGTGGTCATAGACTTAACAGGTACTCCATAAGCACGCGTTAGTATCTCTTCCCTTGGTCTGCCCTTCAAGTCCTTAGCAATACGATCATACCCACCAAATGGATTCTCGTCTGTGTGCAAATACACAATGCCGGCATCTCTATTTACACTATACTGCTTAACAGCCACAGGCTCATCTAATAGCTTTGCGTGTTTAGTCTCCAGTATCTCTGCGTCTCTTAAATAGTCAGCTATCAGCTCTGTGTACCCATCAATGGGTGTAAACCCTGTTATTAGCCTAGAGTCCCTAGTGGCTAGACGGAAACGCTGTGTGTTGATGAGCGTAGAATCTCCTAGATACTCATCGTTACCAATACCTACATTCTCTGGGTGATTACCTAGATTAGGAAAACCAAACTCAAAGCCCTCTAAGATAGTGTGGTTATTACTAAACTGAGTATAGGTCTTGAAGTCTACACGGGTTCTAGTATCTGGGAATATAAAAGACTGACCAGTAAAACCATTCTGCATAGAATAGTTAATGTATCCCTCAATGCCCTTAGTCTTACGTTTAAACTCCTTGGGCATAAACTCCCACATAGCAGCCTGCTGAACCTTAACAGACGTGTCAGCGTTCTGTGAAAACAATACCACGTGTCCATCCATGTGCTTAGTAATAGACTCCATAAATATCTTAGCCATACCCGTAGTCTTAGCACCACGATTACCACCAAGAACCAATACCTCGTTGTACTGAGACAAAGCCCATCTAATCCTATCCCAGCTAACTAAGTTCACACCATGACGCAAGGGATCTTCTATAGTAAGCTTTATAGCATCCTCACGGGCTTTCCATACATCATACACGGCTTGCGCTCCCTTTGAATCTAGGAGAGCCTTCAGCCTGCCCTTATCGGGCATATGTATGGTTGGATGCCTAGTCCACTGCATCTTCTTCTACATCTATTACCTCTGCCTCTGGCAAAGCATCTATAAGACTCATAGCTTCCTCTGGAGTTGTTATGTGCCTAACCTCTATCTTCTGTATATTGTTACCTGTTACATTATCAAAGGTTCTGTGTAACTTCTCCTGTGCTACCGCTAGGTTAGCCAAGTCCTTAGTCTCTGCCTTCTTTATCTTCTCTTCTGCCTCTGGAGAACCATCTAGGTAACTAGCAGCTATCTTCTCCCCTATACTACTAATCTCATCTATAGTAGAAACCAACTGTATAGCTCTCTCCTGCCTAAACAACCTAGCCTCGTCAGAGGCTTTGACCACACCATTTATACGCCTAGCTATGTAATGGTGCATATCTAGGGTCTTCTTTACCTCATGTATACTAGAGCCAGCCAAGAACATAGAAGCTGCAGATAACCATCTCTCTGGGTTGTTATTAGACAAACTATTCTTGGCCGTCTTTTCCTGCTCGTTTGCAAGCATAGGAGCCAAGGCATCCCTCATCCTATCTACTAAATCTATTTGCGTCTCTTCACCACTCATATCTATCCCCATATCTATCCTCCAAACTACTCCTATCTATCTTAGGCTCTGCACCAATATAAGACTCCTCTGCAAGCTTATACTGAACCCTGCCATTACCCAACTTCCTCTTACTTAAATAACCACAAGTCTCCAACTCCTTCATACCCCTCTGTACACTCTTAGTCTCATCCTTACTCTCCATAGCTATCCTCTTAGCACTGAAGTCCCAGGTAGCAGGCTTAGACTTCATATATGCCCATATCCCCTTAGCCTTTAAACTTAAACGATCATCTTCCCATATTCCTTCTCCGTCTTCCATTAAACTCCAAGTAGGGTTGTAACTCCACTCTACCCCATCTAGCAATGACTTCATACCCAAAGGTGTATATTGCACTTTAGGGTATGTCAAGCCTAGACCCAAAGGTGCAAAACGCACCTCATAAGTATACCCTGAAAATATAGCCCAATTACAATGCATTTTTTAGAGGGCAGTTTATGTATATATATACAACAACAAAAAATATTTTGCGAGCCCCTCCCCCCTAGCCCTATTTTTTTACAAAGTTTAATTCGTGCTTCCTGGTTCGTGCTTTCTACTTACCAAATACTAGAAATAATACTAATAAATGTAGGAAGTTTACTTCGTGTAAAAGATTTTCTTTAGGAAAGGGGAGATATATTTATGCGACATATTATATTGGCCTATTTATATGACATATTCCATCGGCCTATTTATGCAGTAAAAAAAGGTTTAAAAAAAATAATATTTATTAAAAAAACTATTGACAAGCTTTGGCCAGATTGTTTTTACTGGCATAAGTTAAGCGCATTTGCTTAATATAAACCTAATAAATCACACCTAATAAATTATAAATATGAAAACATTAGAAAAGAAAATATCTAAAAAAAAGTTAAAAAAAGAATTAACAAGTGCAGTTAATAGGCTTGTTTATTATATTGATATGAAAGCAACCGCCAGCCATGTGGGAACTGAATATTTTTTATTATGTAAAGAGCAAGCAAAGAGTGACTTTCAATTTTTTGGCACTGGCTCTGTTTCTAGTCAAACTAAGTTTTCCTTTATGGAAAGTTTATTAAATGCTTTAGAAGATGAAAACCGCTTTAATATGAAAAGCTTAGTTTATTGCGTAAAGCACGCAACCTTTGCGCAATCTTTAGTTTTAAACTTTAGAAAATTAATTGAAAGCGAATTGAAAGAAACGGGTTTTCCTGTAGAAGAATTCAAAAAGTATCAATACAGGGATCTATACAGCGAGCTTTATTAGAAACTATTAAAGCGAGCCTTGCGCCCTGTGTCCCCTTTACGGGGCACGGGGTTTTGAGGTAGGTAACTAAGCCTAATAAATAATAACCTAATAAATAATTATAAATATGAAAAACAAAGTAATAGCAACGATACCCTTTCAGGGGTTTTACGATAGCATCTATTCCCATTCAATAGAAGGGGAAATAGAAAACACCGCAGAATGGTATGCAGAAGAATATGAATTGAGCGAGTCACAACAGGAAACACTTGCAAATGGATACCTAGAAAAGAATAGAAGCGAGTTTTACTATAATGTAAGTAAAGACTATTCTGAGGGGTTTATTCATGAAATAGAGAGAGAGACTGGCCTTTCCTTAAATGCTAGGTTTGAAAGTATAGAAAGCCCTCGCGAGTATAACTTTAAAACCGATAGGCTTTTTATTGAATTACCTGAAGAAAATGCAGTTGCCTTTATTGATTATATCCTAGCAAATCATAAGGAAGAATTAGAAGATTTGATAGGGCAACGCTTTACAAGTCGAGACGGCTTTTGGTCGAATTACGACAATACATTAGAAGCATGGGGCAATCCTAGCGAGTGGGATCATAATCAGTTAGGCACTTGCTTTGAGATATTCGCGTACTTGGAGGACTCTATTTACGACTGCTACTCAATATATGAAAGCATAGGCAACGGCCTACAGGATACGCTTAGCGATAAAGCAGAGAATATGCTTGCTAAGTGCATAGAAGAAAAAGAGATTAGAGAAGCTAACGAAAAGATGCAGTTGAAACTATGCTTTGCATAAATAAATAATAACCTAATAACAATTATAAATATGAAAAAACTAATAAAAGACCTAGTACAAAATCAGCTTGTAAAGAGTGAGCAGCTTGCCGAGGATGCAGTAATATTATTCTTTACATTTACCAGTTGCCTGGCTCTAATGGCCTTGGCAATCATTATCGAATTAGCACTATAAACAAATAACCACGCACACTATGAAAACAGAAAATATAAATATCAAAGTAATTACTCCCTACAATGAGAAAATCAATGTAGTTCAGCGAATCCCTAAAGATTCTCAAAATCCAATAACAACCGCCTTTTATTACTTTATAGAGAATAAAGACAAGCGATATTCTTATGAACTTTGCGGTGAGGGAATGTGGGATATAAACAACAAATAACACACTGTGAACGACACACTAAAAGAGTTATCAATATCCATAGCTTGCCTATTGGATGAACCAAGCGACATATCAATTAATGATATTGAACACTTGCAAGACTTAGTAACTAAACTTGAAAACACACTAACCACTAACCAATACACACTATGAGCAAAGAAAACAGTCACCTAACAATTCGTGAGGATTTAATAGCAGAGGGATACCTTGTTCCTGTCTCTCTTTTATCAGTCGGAGATTACGACCCTATCCATATTAAGGACACACCTTATCTAGACATTATCTGTGAACACGCTTCAGATGGACAACTAGACGATAACGGCTCAAACTTATTGGTAAGAATAACTGACCCTACACAATTTGACTCAGAGGGAGAGCCTATAAAAGACAGACTAGCGTTTGCTATCAATGCAGACTATGACTGGAATTAATAAACCACTAACCAACTAATACTATGAAAACTACAAAACAACTAGAAGAAATGTACAACACAATCTTAAATGTTGTACTGGTAAACCGCGAGGAACTTGAACTTGTTATTTGCATTAACGGATTCAGCGAGAAAACCATGAATGACATTGTAAATGCTCGCATGGGATATCAAACGCTTGAGGAATATTTAAAATACTTTAATACCAATATAAACAACTAATACCTTGAAAAATAATCAGATCACCGTATTATCAATACGAAGATTTGGCGATGAAAACGATATATATGTTTTTAACGGCCATCTAAAACAAACTACTATTCAACCTCAAATAAATAATTGGCTCCGACAATCATTCGAGGGAGATGTAGACGAACCAGTAGAACACGAACATTATTTTCTTGATATTCAACACGATATGTTAAGAAATATAACCAACTAATACTATGAAAACAGAATTAAAAATCGGACAGGCGTACATCATTGACGATCAGCCAATGGTACTTACTGAAATTAATTACCGTGGAAGGTGGGATCAGAAAGGCCCTTACTTTTACTTCACTGACGGACGCTACGGCGGCGGCAGAGTACTCGGCAATAAAGATAGTGACCAAGAAATATTGGAAAACTTACAGGTGGCTGAGGGCGTTGACCCAGCCGTAATAATCCAAAACTTAAAGGATAGCGTAAACGCTATGTCCAAACATTATAATTAAAATCAAACAAGCTCACGCTCAAAAGGCGTGGGCTTTCTGGGTGTAAGCACGACGCTTACGACTAACACGAACCAATACAAATCATGCACTACCTATAACCATGAACCAAGAACTAAAAGAAAAACTACAAGCGGAAGCATCCCAAGAAAGCAACGATCTAATGGACAAGGGGCGAGCAGAGCTAGCCCGTGAACTCCTCAAATGGATTGAAGAACAAGCTAATGGCGACGACATTATGATCCTATCTAGAACGGCTTACAACAAAGGGTTTGCCGATGCAATGAGTGGAGATAATTTCCACAGAATATACAAGGACGACAAGCGGCACGCCGATTATTCACACGGCTTCCAAATGGGAATACAAGAATACGAATCCTAAACCACACAGCTCCACCTCAAAAGGGTGGGGCTTTTTTAGTAGACAAAGCTATCTAGTTTTGTACTATCCAAACGAGACTGCGCGACACGATCAGGCGCAAATAACAACTAACAAAAGGAACACAATGTATAACGAACCTGCGAGATCCACCTTGGACTTTTGCAAATCAATGACCCAAAAATATCGTGAGCTACTCAAGACTGGTGACATGGTAGAGCCAGTCAAGCGTCAACCAGGTAGACAAAAGATATGCGTAAGCCCTGAAGCTGAAGCTAACTGGCTTGCGCTAGTAATTAAAAGAGTAGAGGGCGAAGGTAAATCATGGCCTCAAGCGGCTAAGGGTACACCGTGGGATGGCAGACCAGAAGCACTACGAGACCTAGCGATACGTCGCGACATCTTTAATCCCGCTATGTTTAAGGCTAAGAAGGCAGAAGCTAGGAAAAAAATTGATGCCGAAGCTAGGAGAGTAAACGAGACTGCGCGTAACAGTCACAAGTCCCTCGGCGAAGCTATCAAGGAAAGCACGATAGATATAAATCAGTACTACGCAGCTAAAGGTAGGTTAAATTTACCTCACATAGTCAATCGTATAAGAAATTAAATCCTATTGATAATCAAGGAGTACCACCAACAAAAAACTTTTGTGCTTGACATAGCTTTTTTGGATACTCTAAATAGAACTAGGTGGAAACCATAGCAATCAGTTGCTGAACCATATTACTAGAATGCTTTTACTTAACACTCAATCGCTGTTACATAGCACTAGATTTTTCTTGCACAACTTTTAAGTGGAGTTGTGCCTACATAAAACCAACCAACTAAACATATGAAAGTACAACTATATACTTATCCAAATGGACCAGCATCAAGGCTACCTCAAGAGGAGGTAGTATCAGTAATGAACCAGTGGGGACGATTTAATGAACTTCGTATAGGAATGCTAGACGAGGGGGATCATTACACCATGCCCATACAAACCGAACTTGGCCCTAGATCAGATACTCAGCTACTGGCTGTACTGGCTCACGAAAAACTCAAACCTGTGTATGTGGACAACATCATAGACAAAACCGAAAGGACACTTATTCTAATGAATGATGAAGGTGATGAGCTTTTTAAATACGAGTACAAGAAAGAAGATTGCACTGACCTCGATGCTCTACGTGATGGACTTAACTACATACTAGATCAAGAGGAACTATGAGTCATTTCTACAACTGCAAGAACCCATCGGAGCCTCAGTTTGAGGCCGAGGTGGGTACCCCTGCACAAGCTCGCAAAGCCGGTGAAGATGTTTATCCATCGGTTACAACTGTACTAGGCATAGTCAAGGACTCGTTCCTCGATGATGTGTACAAGCCTAGGATGCTAACTGAACTTGCGAGAGATAATCCAGACTTACCGTGGTCTGACCTTACAGAGATGGTATACGGTACAAGGCCTCACCCAAAAGACGGTGAGCTAATACCATCTCACGAATTTGGAACATCGGTTCACGCCACGATAGAGCGTATGATAAACCATCAGATACTAGGGATACAAAAAGATCCTGGTGAGTCCTGTTGGGACAAGTGGGCATCTCCCTTTTTAGATTGGATCACGGAAAACAATGTGCAAGCCGTTGCTTGTGAGAAACTTGTGAGTCACGGTGGTATCAAGATTGCCGGCTCAGTCGACTTCGTAGGTATGAAGGACTCAAGAATATTCCTAGCTGATTACAAGTGCAGAGTTAATACTAAGGGCAAGCCTAAACGATACCAAAAGGACTGCTCGCAGTTAGCTATCGAGGCATATATGATAATGCAGTTACAGAGACTACCTTACCTTCCAAAGATACGCTCAGTCATTGTGGACTGTGACACAGCAGAACATATGCACTACGAGTGGACCGAAGAAGAAACTCAATGGGGCATACGTGTAGCCAAGGCTGCTGCAAACCTTTATTGGATGTTAAGAATGCAACCAGTAGTAAAACAATAATATGAAACCATTACCAACTGACTCAAAAGAACGCAAGACTTACCCTATATATTCAGGGGTAATAAAATACTTTCCTCATGCTATAGCTAAGGTATCGCACGTTAGCTATCTTGGTAGTCAACAACATAACCCTGGGCAACCTACGCATTGGGATCCAGAGAAGTCCAAGGACGAACTAGATGCGCTTATGCGTCACATGATAGACGAGGAGTGGGACAAGGTAGCTTGGCGAGCCTTAGCAAATTTAGAAAGAAAACTAACTGGGAAATGTTCGTACAAAGATGGCGTGACGGAATGATTAAGATTGAGCTAACTGACGAAGAGGTAATGATGTGTCGGCATATAGGACACCTACGCTCTGTAATGTCACGTAGCAATAACGTCCAAGATAGGAAGCACTCTGATATGTCGGGATTAGACATAGACGCTCAAGGGGTCACGGCTGAGTACGCGGTATCAAAGCACTTCAATACATTCTTTGATATGGGACTTAGTCCAAGATCCGGCACGGCCGATGGGACTATGAAGGGGTACACCTACGATGTGAAAAGTACCCAACACGAATTTGGAAAGCTACTAGCTACACTAAAAGAAAACCCTGATGTGGATATGTACATTATGTGCCTTACCCCTAATCGGTGGACTGTAAAGATAGTAGGTTGGTGCTGGAAGAAAGAACTAATCAACAAAAAAAACATACAAGACCTAGGTTACGGAAGTGGCTATGCACTTGAGCAGAACCAACTCCGTACCTTCAAAGCATAATGAGTATATCACAAATCGAAAGTAACGTAGAGCGTATACAGACACGCATCGACATGATTCGTCAGGAGTCACGCACACTATCCTTTAGAATAGAAAGGATGCTTGAGCAGCGTAAGCAACTCAGCCAAGAGAAAAAAAATCTCAAGGACTTACTTAAAGTATTGTACGAGGATGTATCTACCGCAGAGCAGACTGAAGAAGTGGAGGACTGAGAATGCACCCAAGCGGTGTCCTCTGTTGTTACGCAAGACCTCGGACTGGGTGGTGGATCACTGTCACAAGTCTGGTATGGTACGAGGCGTAGTATCCAGGGTGGGCAACGCTTTGCTAGGTAAGGTAGAAAACTTTGCGTTTAGAAGATGCCAAGTAAATCCAAAAGAGTTACCGTCGGTGCTACGAGGTATGGCCGACTACCTAGAAAGGGAGCAACTCGATGTACTGCACCCAGTAGGACTCACTCAGCTATGCAAAAAATTTAAAGGCTTGACATCCAAAAAACAGAAAGCCACTTTAGTAGATCTAGGGGCGAAACGAATACAACTCATGGAATGTTCTAACGCCTCTCAACGAACCAAACTATTCCGTGAATTAACTAAACATAAATATGGAAAAAAGAACCATACATGAAAAACTACAAGGGATTCAGTCATCCCTCAAAGCTCCGAAGGGGCAGACTAATAAGTTCGGAGGGTACAGTTACCGCTCCGCTGAAGATATACTCACAGCAGTAAAACCATTACTATCGCAGTACGGTTGCACTCTTGTTATCTCCGACGATATAGTTGGCGTGGAGGGTAGAGTATATGTCAAAGCCACCGCAGTCCTAGCTGAATCAGAATCGGATTACTCCATACAAGTACAAGGCTTTGCAAGAGAGGCTGAGTCACGCAAGGGTATGGATGATTCACAGATTACTGGCTCCGCTAGCTCTTACGCACGTAAGTACGCACTCAATGGACTCTTTGCAATCGACGATACAAAGGACGCTGATGCAACCAACGACCACGGCAAAAAGCAAGTAAAGGCTTCAGCGAAGTCTGACTTTGATTTCTAACCAACCAAAATAAATATGGCTAAATACAATAATGAAAACACAGGGGTACTATTCCCCGAAGCTAACCGTGAGTCCGATTCCGCGCCTCACGCAACAGGAACAATAGAAGTGACTCAGCCCGGTAAGTACCGTGCCGCGGCATGGAAAAACCAAAGCAAGTCCGGACCTGTTATGAACCTAAGACTTACACGTCTTGACGAGGACAAACAGCCTGAGCAGTATCGCAGAGGCAACGTCCCTAGTCAACCGACGGCCGCCGCCGTAGCGGATGATCCTTTTTAGGGTTAGTGGTGCAAGGGGAGGGGGTAAGTCCTCTCCCCTTTTTTATTTTAACATTAAATATAAATACTATGAAACAATTATTACAGGAATACTTTGAATCAGGAGAACCGCTACTAAAGATGGATGGCTTTGATGACTGCATTGCAGGAGTCGTAGAAAGAATAGGACAGGAACCAATCATT